TTTCATTTTAATATTAAAATGAAAGGAAGAGGACAGCCGATACCGTCTAGAGATGCTGGTTGTCATTCTCTGTTTTTAAATATTCGTTCTTGGGATGGAACTGGAACGCATTTATTAGAAAGCGTAGAACAATATAACACATATGTAGCCCAATGCTATAATTATAATAAAACTCAGGCTTTATCAAATGATAGGGCTGAATTTCAAGGAGTTCAAGCAAATAAGGCATTAGACCAAAATCTTTATTGGGCTTTAGATGGTGGAACTAATTGGTCAGGAGGAACTATAAGTAAACCTAATGTTGCTCGTACAATTCAATTTGTTTCATCTTTAAAAACTAAACTTTATGATACTGATGAGTATGTGCCAGTTGAATGTTTAGGCGGTGTCCGTCTTGAAGCCCAATTAGATAATTATCTTCGTTCTTTAGAATTTACAACTGGTTCTTTAGCCATAGGTGCTGAAAATGGTCTTCCTGCTTATCCTTTAGCAATTATGCCATCTGATGGACAATATCGCGCTATTATTGCTCCTTCTACTCCCCAGACTGCATTACCTCAGTTTATTTATGCTGGTGCTGGGACTACAGTAGGCGTAGATTATGTTGTAGGAAATTCTTATGCTTTTGGAATTAATGGTGCAACTCCAATATGCGGTTTTATTAAAGTATTGGCTATAACTCCTGCATCAGATCCTTCACGGTGTGAAATTCTCTGTCTCGGTGATCCTAGTACTACTAATTCAAGAGAAATACCAGTATCTGGTGATATACTTTATTTAGAAATTCCTACAGCCGTAACTGTTCCAGTCGCTAAACTATTAAGAGTAGCGGATGGTGCTAATTGTGTTGGTGCTGGTAGAGTTGCCAGCCGTGCACAAAATATTCATTTGCCTCTATGGAGTGGTAACGGTTCTGCACTTTGTAATTTGGCTTTATCATATCCAGTTGGTGCTGTAGCGGGAGACGCAATAATATCCCCTATTGGTGATGGTGTTAATGGTATACCCCCAAATGGTGCAGGTGATGATTTTGGAGATAATCCATCTAGTAGTCTTCGTAATCCTCGTCGAGATGTAGCCCCAAGATCGTCAGCGAATTATGATCCTAATGGATGTTTCCCAGCAACTATTATGCCTTTTTCTGTAGGCGATTCTATTTATATTAAACATTTACCTGATCCTGCAAATCCTCTAGGTGCTGGTCTTCAAGATGAAGCTCTTGTAGGTTGTTTGGTTGCTATAGATGAATATGTACCAAAAACAGCAGCAACGCCACCAGTAGCAAACCCATCAGGTATGCCCCGATTGCTTATTCGTCCTAATGTTGAAAATCTCCAAGCTACTCCTGCTGCTGGAGGTGCTGCAACCCCATATACTGCAAATGCTTCAGTATTTGGATTAACAACAACACCAATACCATTAGATGGCGAGTATGCTTATACACGAGAAAGACACGGATTAACTGTATACACAAAATCGGCTGATAGAATTAATGGATGGACACCAACACATATTACAAGTTCTTCTATAGTAAAAGAAGCACAAGAAGCGGTAGATTTTGAAATTAGCGATTTTCAGTATCAAATTAAACAGATAATGATGACTGAAGAAATAGCAAATAGAGAAATGGCAGCCACTAATAGCGAAGTTGGCTTACAGATAGATTTAGAAACAATAGCCACAAGACAGGTTAATTTAGCAGCTATTCAGGGACCAACCAGTCAATTAATATCACTTCCCAATATATCGAGGGGTTTGGGTGTTCTTTCAGTTCCATTAAATCAAAATGAACAGAGAGGTCTAGAATATAATTCTTTAAGAGGATATCCAGATAATGCAACCGATTATCAGTGGGAATTGGGAATTATGGGTTTAACACCAAATAGACCTGTACCAGTAGAAAAAGCATCATTTAATAATCCTTTAGTTCAGTCCCAATTTGTTAATGAAAATATGAAAGCATTTGATAGTTTTGGATGTCCTGTATCAAATCTTAATAATATTTGTATGAATTGGTCAATAGGTCGACAATTTGCAAGACCCACGCAATATTTTGATTTATCAAAAGCTGGAGATTTATTATTAAAAATGCAGTTTAATCAAGCCCAAAATTATCCAAAATTATTTGTACATTTCATTAATCATTTGAGATCGATTAATATTTCTAAAAATGGAATTCAAATTATGAATTAGTTTAGTTAATTATGGAAAAAAAAATATTAAGTTTATCACAAATAAATAATAAAATAAATAACATTTTTTTTGTTTAAAATAAAAAAAATGTTATATATAATATATATAATGTCAAGGGAAAGAAGCGGAGTTTCACAAACGAAACAAAGAGTTCGTATAACACCTAATAATCAACCGAGTGGAGACTATTCAGCACAGAATTTTCCTGCTATTAATTTTGTAATTGCTGCACAAAGAGCATGGTTAGATCCTAGAACTTTAAGACTTAATGGTCAATATTCAATGACTAATAATGATTCGGTATTACCTGAAAATAATGCGACGGCGGTAGGTGATATTAATCGCAATGGAGCAACTTTAAATAATTCTATTGGCGTGTCAAGTGTTATTGATGAAGTTAATATATCAACATACACAGGAGCTAAAAATTTGGAGACTGTACGAACATATAATAGATATTTGGCAGCTTGTAAACCTCTAATGCATAGTTCTTTAGATTATGATAATGGTTTATGACCACAAGATGCTATGTGCACTAACAAGAGTTTAACAAATTCAAAAACAGCAGGCGTAAAAACAGATTTTTCAATTCCTATACAAGTAGGCATGTTTGATACAAAAGGATATATTAATTTATCAGAAAAAGGATTTCATGGTATAAATATAGACCTACTTTTGTGTCAGAATGCCCAGGCTATTCAGCCTTTTTATTATTATACAGGATTAAAAAAGGCTGATAAACAAAAAAAGGCATCTGAAAAAACATTTAATTATAAATTAGCTAATTTGAATCTTACATATAATTTACTTATTCCCGATGATAGATTATATGCATCTTATCCTTCATCTGGTGTTCTTGAATATAATACTATAGCTTCTCTTCATTCAACTCTTATCTCAAATGATCAGACAATTAATTTAAGACTTAATGCAAATAGGGTCATGTCAGTAACACATTCTATAATTCCATCTCTACATGTTAATAATATTGGTGTTGATTCTTTTCAGTTATGTAAACCTAAAACAGGCGCAAATTTAGCGACTGGTGATGGTGTTGATCGAGAAATTCGTACTGTCCAATATCTTCGTGCTGGTCAACTATATCCATATAATTTTATTCTTGATAGTGAGGAACAGGCTAATATTGATCCTTCTAATCAATTACAAGGATTTAGTCCTTCACCTCAAGCCCAAATTATGAAACCATATTTAAATTCTGTTTCATTGTATAATAATTCTCATAATAAATTTAATCCTTTATCAAATATTGGTATTGCGTCTGGTTCTGCTCTAGCTGGTTCTGGTGCTCAACCTTTAGCGTCTTCTCCTGATCCACGGTCTATATTTGGTCTAGGTGTATGCATGGATAGTAATAAAAATGGTGTATCATTTAAATCTCGTGAATATGCTATTAGAATTCAGTCAGAATTAGACAATACTAATGCAAATGCATTATTTTCATTTTCTAGAATTCGTCAAATTGCTCAATTTTCACCAGCTGGAATTAATGTTATTGAATAAATTAATAGAATTTATATATAATTTTTTATATTATCAATTTAATATAAAAAATAATATTATATATATTATATATATATATAAATGGATAATTTGCAAGATAATGTTTTAGGTGAAACTAATGAAATCCCAGCAAATATGGAGGTTATTTCGTCTGTATTAGAACCGATTATTTTGACTGAAACTCATGCACGCTGGGTATTACGAAACGAAGGAATTTTAAGTCGTGATAGTTGTATTCAGTTTCAAATTGCTTTAAATAATGCTGATCAGGATAAACAAGCCTTTCTCCCTTGTGGCGCAGGAATTTGGAGTTTAATTAATTCTGCCACTCTTTCAGTTGGTGGGAAAAGAGTTAATCATACGGAAGGTTGTGGATATTGGAAATCAATGACATCATCTTATGATACTCCGTCATATAGAAATAATAAAAAACGTATTCTTGAAGGAGTTCAAACAGTATTAGAACCAACAGCAATAGCGCCTTCAATGAATGCAGGTGGAATGTTTTCTTTTGCTTCATCGAATGTTGAAACTGAAACAACTCCAGGAAACTTAGGCATTGTAAATTTAGATTATCAGTCTTCTTTAAGATATGATGAGAATTTAACTCCTTGTTTTACAATAAAACTAGCTGATTTATTTAATATACTTTGGGACGTTGAAATGCCTCTATTTAAATTGGCTTCTAATCAAGAAGTTTCTATAGATCTACGATTAAATCAGCAAATAGGCGGCGACAATTCTAATGGTAAAGGCAATGGCGTATTATGTTGTTTTCAGCCAACTGGTGTATTACCTGCAAATCAGCAAAGTGGCGCATGTCATTTAGTTAAATCATCATGTATACTTTATCAGGATACATTATATTATTCTGATGAACGTATGGAAATTGAAGCCGAGAAAGTAAATGCTGCTAAAGGTGAATATTTATCATATTGTGATGTTATTGGAAATATTGCATCTCATCCACAAAATTCACAGGCTGCACCATTAACAACAACTGCTATGACTATTAATCAGAAAACGGATTTAATTCCCCTCTCAGGCTTTAGGGCGAAAAATCTTTTTTGGGCTGAGACGGTTAATGATTATACTTCATCTAAAGGAACAACCCATGAAATTCCCCCAGCTAATCAACCAACATACTATAATTCTTTATTAGGTGTATATGCATTATTAGCATATCATGATAATAATACTTGGGATTTAAGAGTCAATGATGTTCTATCATATCCTACACCAATTACATCTCAGTCCGTAAAGGCGACTGAAGCAGAAAATTGCTACGGCAGTCCAGTCTGGCTCAATC